GCGACTACCGGAGTTTTTCGAGAAGTCGGAACTTGGCTGGCACCATTTCCCTTCCCGAAATAATCTGGAAACCGTTGGCGCAAAACGCCATCGATCTGTTCGTAATAAGTTGGATTCGATCTCGGATCGATCCCTTGCTTAACCAATTTCTCATGGATGCCAACAGCAAATCCAGTCATTTCCTCATAACCGGCCTGCTGGAACCACGGATTCTTCTTCAGCCAGTCCACCGCAACAGGATCTGGAGGCGGTGCCTGCGCCTGAGCGGGCTGGCCTGCATGCTCCGGGTGGTGGGGAGGCGGAGGCTCCATCGGAGCCTGATACATGAACTGCGACCTCTCGGCATGCAGCCGCGCCAGTTCCCCCTGAGCGTCGACAATCTGATCCGAATCCCCGGATTCATAGGCCTCCTTATACAGGCGCTTCGCACCCTCGATCTCGGCATCCGTTTTTGCCGAAACCTGATCATAGAGAAGCCTTCTCTGATCGGTCAGTTGCTGGGCAAGAGCTTGGTTCTGCGCCTGAATGGACTGAGCATAACGAACGGCCTCGTTATTTTCCCGAAGAGCATGCTCCTTGGCACGCCTCTCCTCGTTCCACTCATAGCGTAATTTCTGGATACGCTTCTTTACGCGGTTCCCGAATTCGTCCTCATCGAAATCGCCATCATCTTCCTCGTCGGGGGCGCGGGCTGCTCTGCCCTGATCCTCCTCTGGAACATCATCGACAATCTCGACCTCGATATCACTGTCGTCGGGAACTCCAACAGGTTGTGCNTCCCTGTCCAGAAANTCTTCCTGTTCTTCTGCCAACTCTTTCTGTTCCGGGCTCATACTCTTTTGACNCCCCTCGGGTCTTCTATGACGGCTCTGACACAATCATCATTGATCAGGCGGAATTGCTGCCCGTGGATCTCGACCTTGAAGCCCGAATAGGCTTTCATAATGATCCAGTCTCCCTCCTTGCAATAAGCGCCGCTCGGGAAGCGGGTTTCATCAACGAAAGCATCCGGTCCCACACGAAGGACCATGGCTGTAATACCAGCCAATTCCTCCCTCTCTCTCCACTCCTCGGGAACATAAACACCACCTTCGGTCTTTTCCTCCTGAGTGGTGAGGGCAACAAGCAACTGGTAACCGCAGGGCTGCGGAAGCTGTGAAGCCTTGCGTCGTTCATCCAGATCAACGACTGGTTCAGACATAACATCTCCTTTGCACGTTTTCGCCAAAAGAAAAGAGCGCTACGGCGCTCTTTCTGGCGGGGGTTACGGACCCCCTGCACGCGGTTTTAGGAGGCGCGGGCTCCTGCATCATGTTTCACATGAAACATGAAGTCATTCCTTCCCCTTGTTCATTGCCTCAACAAGGTCAAGCAACTCTCTTTCTGCGAGGGCCAACCCCTCGATAGTACCAACCATCTTCTGGTACTCGTCAAAACTCTGGGCGGAGCCGGTCGCGATTGCGTCCGCGACATCGTTCATCCGCAATCTGAGGTTCTTCTGAAACACCTCGAACAAGGGTTGTTCGGCCAATGTTTATTCTCTCCCCTCGTTGCGCTTCCGTTCATCTTCCGCAAGCGACTTACCAACATCGGCGAGGAGACGCGCCTTGTCCATTGCGACATTATGTTCGGCGTCGGCGCGGGCCTGTTCATCTTCCGAGAGCACTTTGCCGATATTCGCAACGAGCTTGGCTTTCTCCATAGCATCCTTGCTGCTGATTTCCCTTTCGTCCGATGCGAGTTCCGCCTTGCTCTTCGCGATATCGATCCCGATACGCATGGCGTCAATCTCGGCCTGCGACTGCGTGCGATCCTTTTCGCTCTGATGACGCATCGCGGCCTGCTGCATGTTCGCAATAATTCTTGCCTGATCCGTCTGGGCCTTGCGCTCGATATCGGCGGCCTCAAGTTCAAGCCGCTTCTGCTGCATCTGGATGACAGGATCTTCGGCCAGCTTCTGGTTCTCTTCCTGCTGAACCTCGGCGATATCTTTCTGGAGAAGACGTTCCGCAGCTTCGGCCACAAGACGCGACAACTTGACCTCGATGTCCTCCGGCAGGGGCTCGTTAGGCGGCGGCAACTCCACCCCCAACTCCTTCTCGATCTCGGAACGATACAGAAAGGCAAGGTGCTCCTGTATGTGGGCTGCCATTGCATTTTGTATGGCGAGNGCCATNGGGCTCTTTTCCACAAGCCCTCTCACCTTCGGNTCTTCGGCTGCCGCCTGATGAATTGTGATATGGGCGTCGTGATCNTGATACATGAATGCCTTAACGGGCTTGCCNTTCAGAACGTCCATGTTCTCCGAAACNGGATCTCTTGGCTGCTGATCATCCGAAAGAGGAATGATCTTCTCCGCATCATCGATCCCCAGAACATCCAGCATCTGCCTGTGAAGCTCCGGCAAATCATACATATGAGGAGCCTGCTGGGAGAGTTGCAGGGCAGCCTGATACTGCATGATCCTCTGCGACATGGTGGACGCATTCGGATTACTGACCGGGATCACATCAACCTTCCCGTCGAAATCCTCGGCCTTAACGGCCTCCCTGTCAGCTTCGTATTCATAGCCGTTGTCGTCGGAGTAATCTCTGATTATCCCCGCGATCAGAACAAATTCTTTTTTCATCGCAGCGTGGAGGCGTGCCTGAATGGCGCTCATCACCTTCATCGAGCGCTCGATCAGGGCCAGCGTGGTGCCGACCGGAGCTTCCTGCTTCATGTCCGCCAGCTTGAGATCGGTCAGGGAAGCGAACCTCCTGCCCTCNTCCACGATCTCGGTGAGCATCTGATGCAATACGTTGCTCGGTTCCTTGTAGGGCATGAACGTGATGTTGTCCTTGATCGCGCCACCCGGCACATCGACATCACGGAACTCNCCCGGCATGATAGGCGAATCGTCCCCCTTGATCCGCAAACCCCTCGCCTTGAGGCCGCCCGGCAAATTCGCCAGCGTCCCGGCGTCGACCAACTGCCTGAGCAGCGATGTCGCGCTCTTGGCAAGNCCCCCAATCAGATGGATCAGCCCGAAACCATAGAACCCCAGCCCGGGCATATACTGATAATGCACGAAATGCATTCNCTTCATACGAAGATCATCGTCCTCGTACCAGTTCCTGCGTATCGCCAATACTTCATTGTCGCCCTTGGAGATAGTAACGACGTAGGGGAGGGCTATTCCCGTCTCTTCTTCGTCCTCGTTAACGTCCTCGAACCCCTCAAGATCCAAGTCCACATGCATTTCCAGAAGAACGGCACGGGAGTCATTGTCATATGACGGAGTGTCGCCCTCAAGATCGTCGTATTTCTCCTGAATTTCCGACATATCATGGGGCGCGGTATCAACCTCCACGTCACGATAGAAACCTGCGGCCTGCAACTTCTTGATGTCGTTAATCGAACGACGCATTATATGCGTGTAGCGCTCGGCGGTAAGAAGATCCGACGCCCCGTAGCTCACAACGAAATCTTCTGCGGGAACAAAATGGGCGCACGCCCTGTCCATGGTCGGATCGAAATAAACCTTCTTGAATGCCGATCCCGCGAGAGGAAGGCTGAAGAGCAACTGCTCCATCTCGGGACGGTATTCCGTCATCTTGTCGAGCAGCATATAGTTCATATAGTCCTGAATCCGATTGGCCTGCTCTTCCTTCTCGTTTGTTATTTTCCCGACAATCTTTGTTCTCACGGGACCACTGGCAGGAAACACCTCCATGATCGCCTGAGACTGGAACCTGATAACAGCCTCCGTGAGAATGGGATGATGAACGCCGCAAGCCCCCGGCCATGGCGTTGTCCTGTCCTCGATCTTCAAGCCAAGAAGATCAAGCCCCCTCACATAGGTTTGCTCCCATTCCGAACGGGAAGAGCGGTCGCCCTCGAATTCCCCCACCAGAGTGGAGGACAGTCGGCGCAATTCATCCTCTCCCATGATCTCGGCGAGATTATCGTCATGGCTCTCCGGCCCCGCATCTTCGGCGTCGGGNTCAAAATCNATAATGACGCCGCCGTCTTCCGTATTAATGGAAACCGCATCGGGATTGACGATAGATATTTCCAAGGCATTCTCGTCGGAATCGGGATCAAGCTCCTCGAAACCTTCGGGCAAGTTGGAAAAGCTGGGGGCCTGAGCTATGGCTTTTTCAATCGCCATAAACTAAACCTTCTTGGCGGTTGACACATAATCCTTGGGAGGCGGGGTCGCCGTNTCAGTGATCTGATCGGCATACGCATACCATTTGAGTCCCTTGGTCGCAGCGCCCGTGCCCTTCNTCTTGATCTGCTTGCGAGGAACTGCCGTCCCCAGATCTCTTGAGATCGATCTCTTCTCATTCATCTTCAGATTCCTTTTTCACGTCACCAAGAATATATCCGAAATTGTTCTTGCGAAGGAAATAACGTATTTCCGTGATCGGTCTCGCCCACCCCATATGGGGGACAACGGACCAGCCATAAACACTCACACCACTCGGAACACCGATCAGTTCATACTTGCCGCGCTGGCTATGAACGAACAAAGCTCCGCCGGAGTTCCCGAAAATAATCGGAGCGGTTGCCAGCCACAAGGACAATCCGTTCCTGTCCTTCCCGAACCCAGCCAACATTCCCCGCGTCGGGAATGGTGGTTTGCCGAGACCGGCACCAACAGCATAGACCTCGTCAAAAATCCACGGACCCTCGTCTTTCTTTTCGGGATACAAGTCTGCCACATAAGGCATCTTGCGTTCCTTGTCCGTGATCTGGAGAAGAGCCAGATCGCGCTTCTCGTCATATGCCACGATCAGAGCCCTGCGGCCAACGGTGCCGATTGAGTCACTATAGTTATTATACTCAAACAAATCGATCTTCACGGGACGGCGGCGCTCGACCTCTATNTTCTTTTCCTTGATCGGGTTCCATTCTTTCTCAACCTTAACATGACCAGCNATAACGTGGTGGTTCGTCAGCACCAGACTGACNACATCATCGCCCCGCTTCTCGGAATAAATCACGGTGCCCGAACCGCCTCCGCTGCTCACCGTTACCAGAACGGTCGGATAAAGCATCTCCTTGTGCTGCTGTATTAAAGACGGGCTTGCCTTTTCCCGGGCAGCGCCCGGAACGCACATAAGTATGAGGGCGCAGAAAGCAGCGCCGATAAATAATCTCACCCTATTTCCCCCTCTTCCGAAGGAACTTCAAGAAATCAACGCCCGTGTCGATGTCGTGGAAAACATTCACAAGACCCGGGTCGGAATCTTGCCGTTCGGGCTGAATGACCGTTAGAACGGCTGGTGAAAGGTTCATATTCCTGAGCCCAAGCTGTTTGGCATAGTTATCATGGATCTTGTAGGAGGCAACCCGAATAGCATGAGAAACGAGACCGCTGTTCGGCTGCTTGACAATCTGGTATCCGCTTATATGCCGGTGACCACTAATGACGACGTGGTCATCGATCCCCATTTGAGCCGCCTTCGCGGGGCCGTGTGCGGGGTTCCACTGGGAATGACCGGCCCAGTCATGCCGCACGTTGATCCTGACTTCCTTCTTGTTGGGAAACATCAGGCCCATTCGAGCACCGTGCGCCTCATACACGCCGCTCTGGTTTCTCACCATCCACTGAACCGGATCGCCATCCCCCACCCACAGATCGTGATTACCGCCGATTATGTAAAGCCAATTGATAGTTCCGACGAACCACTCGATCAGCTTCCACGTCTCGGCTTCCGTGGTGGTCTGGTGAGCGTGAAGACGGGCCAGCCTCCCAACCCAGTGGTTTGCCAGATCCCCCACCGTCGCCCCGAAAAGCCCGTCGGTCTCGGAGACGAGCATGGTGTGGGCCTCAAGCAAATCAATCGATGTCCCGGGGTCGTCAATATGAGGATCGCCGAGATGCAATATGCCAATCGGCCCATCGATCTTCACTTGACAGGGTATAAGATTCCTTGCCCTCTCCGAATCATCACGCCTTCTGAACTCCCGCCTTCTCTTGTCGAAGATCTCGTCAAGATCGGCCACCTCATCGGGAAGGGCGCTCTTATCGATATAGAACTGCTCTTCCTCGTCCTTGGTATCCTCGAAAAACTTCCTCGCCTTTTCCAGTCTTCTATTGAGCCAACTTTGAGAAACGCCCAGTGATCTGGCAGCTTCGTATGCATTTCTGCCATTGGCAACATAAGCCTCCCAGACGAGCATTACCTCCGACTCGGTAATGGACTTTGCCATGGTTACCTCTCAACATAATTAATAATACTCCGCTCGGCGCACCAGTTTTTCCTCCTCTTCTTCGTCCGAGGGAACGCGGATGAATCCACCCTGCCTGAATCTCAGCAACGCCTGCGTGCTACTATCGACCAGATCGTCATGTTCCCCTACCGGGAATGCGGCAAACTCCTCTATCACTTCTTCGGCCCAGCTTTTGGGTGCGGCCCAAACCAGACCGGAGGCGAATAGATCACTGACCGCATTGACTCGGGCGATCTTGTCATTGCCTCTCGACGGCGTGTAGTCGGAGACCGGGATGCCCATCGAGCGAAGCTCGAAAATAAGCGGCGACCCGGCAGCCTTTGCTTCAACGATACAGGCATCGGGTTCCCACTTCGTGTAGGCCTTCTGGGCGACGGACTTCAGTTCTGGGAACTCCATCCTGTCCTTGAAGGCATCGAGGAGAATAATGTTGGCGTTCTCCCTGCCAGCATCGTCTTCCTTAAAAAAGACACCCCATGTCGTGCATGCCGAATAATCGGCACGCTCGGTCTTGAGAAACGCCGTGTCCCAAGACTGAATAATAAACTCGCAATCAGGAGGATCGTCCTCCTCCCACTTGCGCCACCAGTCCCTCTTGATAAGGGCCTGCTCTTCCGCCGTCGGGTCTTGCTGATACTGGGCCGACCACTTCGCGGCGGGAAGCTCTGCCTTCAGTTTGGCGAGTTCCTCTGCCGACCAGAACTCCGGCCACAAGCTATTACCCGATGGCAATATGGCGGGAAGCTGTATTACCTCCCANTCNTCNCTGCCGTCCCTCTGATGGGAGGCTCTCAGTATTTGCCCGGCCAGATCGCGCTGATGCCATCGTGTCATCACAATGACGATAGAGCCACCGGGCTGTAATCTCTGACGTGGGCCTGACGTATACCACTCATACACGGGATCGAAAACGGAGGCATCTGGCGACCGGGCCTCTTGTTCACTATGTGGATCATCAATAATAAGAAGGTCCGCGCCCTTGCCCGTAACGGCCCCGCCGACACCGATGGCGAAATATTCACCNTCGGCGTTGGTGTTCCATCTACCGGCGGCCTTTGAGTCCTGCCTCAGTTTGGTGCCGGGGAATGCCTCCTGAAAGGAATCGTCTCCGACAAGGTTCCTGACCTTGCGCCCGAAGCCAACGGCCAGTTCGGCTGTGTGGGCGGTCTGGATAACCTTCTTCTCGGGCGATCTCCCGAGAAACCAAGCTGGCAAAAGATAGCTGGCGAACTCCGACTTGGTATGTCTTGGCGGCATGTTGATTATGAGCCGCTTCAGCTTGCCCGCCACAACACGCTCGAAAGCATCCGCCATGATGGAGTGATGGCTGCCCTCGATGAAGGCTGGCCACATCTTCTTCACGAACGGAAGNAAGCGCTGCGTTATCCGCTCGCGCTCCTTTGCCTCCTCCANTTTCTCCAGAAGAGACAGGATCTCCTTCTGCTCCTCATGGGGCAGCGAGCCAACCTTGCTGATGTAGTTCTGAAGCTGCTGGTCTTGCATTCGTCACCCAAAAAGAAAGAGCGCCTGAGCGCTCTTTCGATAACATGAGGGGAATCTTTGCACGGGTAAGGGACACCCCGGCACCCATTCCAGATCTCAAACCTATGCAGATAGCTAAACTGCAACGGTCTTCTCCCCGGAATTTTATAAAGTTATCCCCTTGACAGAATCATGTCAACACGACAAATTTTTTATCGCCATTAGATAATTAATCCTGAAGAAGCGCAAATTCCCCGACGGGGATCATGGCCACGGGCTCTATGTCCTGCTCGTCCCCACGATCCGTTCTGCCGCCAACGGCGGTTCTGAAGTCGAGGAGAGAATCAATTCTTATATAACCGCATGCGTCGGACCACTGAATCAGAAGGAACGATGGCAATTGACTGCCTTCGGAAAGTCGTCGGGCGGCCATGATCTTGCCAAGCGAAATCATATAGGTGGGATATGCGAGGCGCGTGTTGGTGCGGGACTTGATCTCAAGCCAAGCAACTCCCTTTCCCTCGCGGAGCAGGAGATAATCGAGTTCGTATTTCATCGGGAGTTTTTCAGCCACGCACTTCCAGACTTCGCAAGCCTTGTCGAGCGCAGTTCTTTCGGCAACGATATCCTCGGGCTTCTCATATATAAGTCTCATTTGTGGAGTATCCTT